TTATGCCACGTCGATCCATTCGGCGCCCCGACTGTCCCGGTAGAGATCCGTCATCTTCGCGGAGCGGTGGCCGAGCAGCCGTTGCGCATCGCGCCCTTCTTCTTCATGAAGCCTGGCAGCCAGGGAACGCATCTCATGGAAGCTTGGCGGGCTGGCGCCGAAATCGAGTCCATGTTTTTTCGCCGCCCTGTCCCTCGCATCAGCGAACGCGGCGCTTATGGTGTCCAGCATAATCGGCTGCCCAGCCTTGGCACGACTGATCGTGCGGTGATGATGGATCATGTAGCGGGAAAGAACCCTCCCTCGGCATGATTTGATCACTGAGGCCAGATCGAGACCAAGGACAGCCAGACCAATCGACGTGCTTATACGAAGGCGCATTCCCGTCTTCGACTGAACAACCTGCAGGTATCCGTCCTGCTCGTCCTTGAACTGCATTGCTGCAAGATCCTCCCGCCTCTGGCCGGTAATAACCGCCAGTTCCATGGCTCGTTTCAACCAGGGCTGTTTCGCCTCGGCATAGATCAGACGCCATGTCTCCAGAGTCAGGCGCTCGCGCTTGATTTTCACCCGCGCCGCCTTCGTCACCTCCACCGGGTTTTTGTCAGTCCATCCGGCCGCCATCGACTCCATGAAAACATCCCGCAGAAGGGATCGCATGGCTCGGGCCATTTGTGCTTTCCCTTCCTTCGCCATCTCCGAGAAGTAGCCGGCCACATCAATGGTCCCGATATCCCGGATGTCCATCGTTCCGAACCTGGCGCGCAGCCGTTTCAGGCGCATCCGAGTATTACGGACACTGGCCGCCGCCAGGCCGCGCTCGGCGTAGATCTTTTCGTACTCGATGAGCCAGTCGTCAAATAGCCGCGGCGGACGTGATGGCTCAGAATTGAGCCTGTCGGCGATAGTCGGCTGAAGCGCTTCCGTGTGGTTTGCTTCGATCGCTTCCCTAATCGCGCGAGCCTTGTCCTTGCCCAGGCCGAACATCCGGCCGCTTACTGGATCTCGATAGGCGTAATAGGTTACGCCTGACCGAGAGTCCGTCTTCTTGTACAGGTTTGGGGGGAGGTCTTTTGACCCCTCTTTACGCGGCCTTGGTGCCATGGCGTGCGCTCTTAATGCGGGATATCAGACTGTCGCCAGGTGCGGAGCGTTTGGCGGGCTCTTGACTGCTGTACTCCGCATCCGGGCTCACGTAGTAGCTTCGACCATGCTTTACGGGAGTAGGGATAATACAGCCATCCCTTGCCCACCTGCGGAGGGTGTTGATACTCGGCGGCGTCCTGAAGTGCTCAGCCGCCCATTCTTCTAGGGTTACGAGTTTCATTGGACAATACCTCCCCGTCCTGCTGGCGCTGGTCGGGAAAATGGTTTTCGGGGACTGGTAGCCTATTCGGCTACCGGCGAACTAGAACGAGCAGCCCCATTGCAGGGCTGCGAATGCTGGCGCGAGTTCGATCAGTGCGTGTAGCGCGACCAGGCTGGCGCCGATGACGGCTACTGCCGCAAGTCTGGATAGGGCTTTCTTCATGTGAAGGGCTCCGGATCAGTCGCCCGCGGCCTTCGAGATCAGGTGCATGAGCATTTCGCGCAGTTGCTCGCGCTCTAGCACCTGTCCGGTTTTCGCATACTCGTCGGCCTGGCGCAGGATCGCGTCGATCTCAATCTCGAACATCGGCGAGAGCACGTCTGGCTCGCACTGCTCGAGCAGCAACTGGATTGCGCGGGTCGGGTGCGCCATCGTGATCCCGAGCCAGTTGTAAGCTGACGCGGTGCGGTAGTAGCGAAGGCCAGCCAGTTCATGCCGACGCGGCGGGCGGAAGGTTTTCGTGCGCATATTCAATCCGGGTAGTGGGTAGACCATTATCCGAATTGCTGTATATGCGTACAGTGGATGGCGATGGGTGGCTATGCCTGCTCGCTCAGCAGGGCGCGGAGTTCTTGATGCGCTGCGTAGTTTTGCTGCGCATCGAATATGCCGTCGATACCATCGCTGTCGAGCAAGCGTCGCAACAGCCCCTCGCTTACCACCACATGCCCTGCGGGTACGGCTCGGGCGTTCCAGTCGGAGACAGCAATATCACGCTGCTCTTTTGTTGCCGGCACCACCATTGTTTCGCTGTCCGTGAAGGCGCACTCTAAAGCGTGATCGCCTACGATCCTATGCCAGTCGCGGTTGCTCTCTAGGTGCATCGAGCATCCGCAGAACGGGCACGGTTTTAATTCTTCAGCCATTGCCGTTCTCCTTGTCCTCGTTGAACAGGGCGCGGAGTTCGTCGCGAACTACGACGTAATCAGCATGCGAAAGCAGTGGCTCGCACAGCCTGCGCAACAGCCCTTCGCTGACCGTCAGGCCGTTGAGGCGCGCCAGTTCGTCGAGGCAGGCGTTCCAGCCAATGCTGTGCTGATGGATCGCCGCGATGTCAGAGCTGCGCGGCAGGCGGTCCGGCACAACAGCCACCCTTGCGCGCAGTGCTGCGACTTCCTCCCTTAGCGCCTGGGCCTCGTCGGCGAGCGCTTCGTAGTCCTGGCTAAGGACGAACTCCCCGAATTGGCTTTCTTCCCAGCCATAGATATTTCCAACCGGGCTGATCTTCTTCACCTCACTCATGACCTACCTCCTTGCCGGGCGCGGCGGCGAGAAGTTCGTCATGACTTGGGCCGCACAGCAATCCAGTGTCACCGCCCAAGCGGCGAATTACCTGGCGCCAGGTATCGTCAAGTGCTCGACGATGAACGTTGATGAGCGGACGCAGCGAAACCTCCGCGTGCCAACGGCCAACGGCCCACTCCAGTAGCTCCGGCACGCTGTGCTGAGCCTGGGTGAGCACGTCGGCGGATATGGCGCGCAAAAAGTTCTGAATTGCTCGCATATCTTCATCGCTGGGTTCGTTACGCAGATACAGCACTACAGCTCTGGGATGTTCGGCATCGCGACCGATGCCAGATATTTCCGGCACGCTGTGCTGAGCCTGGACGGTCGGGAGGCGGGCGATAAACTTCCCATCTTCAAACGCAGTAGCCAATTGGGCCGCTACCCGCTTGCACTGCTTCAGGTGGCCGACGAAGAGTTCACGCGTTCCATCCCCCGCACGCACGCAGTATGGCCAGAACCCCTGCCCAGTTCTTTCTACGCGGTATCGCTCAAGCCCGAACACCTCCGGCGCGCTGTGCTGAGCCTGTTCGGCCAGCTTGGCTTTCAACTCCTGAATCTCCATTTCCATGCCGCCGGCCGCATGGCGCGCAGCGTCACCCTTGGACGCGGCGTCGCGTGTCATTGCCAGTTCTTTCTCCAGCTCCGCGGCCCTGGCCAGGGCGGCGTCATGTGCCTCGCACTTTTCCAGCATGTAGCGCAGCGAATCCAGCAACTCTTCTTTGTCAGGGTTTATTCCGGTGTCATGGCCGATGGCTTCCCATGCTTCCAGTACCGTGATCACCTCCGACCGGAACCCGGAATACCAGAGCTTTACCGCTTCTTCCTTGTGCAGCGGGTAGCCGAGCCCGGCTGCTTCAAGCTCGTCCTCGGTTGGCCCCTCCGGCCGCTCCGCCTCTGCCTGCTCGGCCTGCAACGGGGAGGGTTGCGTCAGTGCTTCACGCTTGTAGGAAGGCCAGGTTGCAACCTCGTCTGCGCATTCTTTCAGGTGCTGATGGAATTCAGAACGATGCGCCAGGGCCGCGCGCTCATCCCCGCCTGCCTGCTCTACCGATTCCTGTTCGGGGTCGATGCGCTCTGCCGACATGAGGGCAAGGACCGCCTCGGCCGGCGTCGCGCCCTCGACCTTCGCAAGAGGAATCTCCCGATCCAGGTAGAGGTCGGCGTGCCACTGGCCTTCGTACTCCGGCGTCAGTGCGATTCGGTTGGTCGCCACCAGATCCAGAATCGCGCTGCCAGAATGCTTGGCGCACAGCGTCACGTAGATTACGTCGGAGTACTCGCCTCCGCCGTCGCTGTATTCCACTTGGCACCCGCACATGGCGGGCCTTCCGTTGATGAAGGTCAGCTTGGCAGCTACGTCTGCCTGATCTACCGCAGGATGTTTCGGGCACGGCCAGCGCAGAGACCCGTCCCCGGAAGGGCAGGTGCAAATCTTTGATTCGGTCATGGGAGCTTTCTCCAGGCCTCGGTTTCGAGGTCAGAAACGGTTATCAGTCGGCGCCGGCGTTCGATGTTTTCGAGTTGCAGGACATCGCCCAGGCTGTCGATGACGACCCAGTGAATGCCTGTTGGGAGGTGGATATATCGGGCTGGCGCGGTGGAACAGAGGGCGTTTATGCGGCGGACTGCGGGGCTTTCGTCGAATGGCATGATGGGCAGGCTCCGTAAGGTGGTGCTGTGTAGCAGTGCTCACCGCTGGCGCCCTGGTCTGCGTCGTTTGCGATCTCGTTCAGTTGCCGCGCGAGCTGGCGCAGTTGAGATGAGGAGAGCAGGGCGCCGAGGCGTGGGAGGCCGTTGACCTCGGCCAGGCGCTGGCCATCCTCGCCGTCGATGAACATGGCGGTCAGGTTGAGGGTGTGCATGGCGTTTCCTCGGGAGGCCGGCACCGGATGCAGTTGCATTGCCCGATGCGCTGGCCTGTTGTGCGGCAGTAGATGGGGCGGTTCATTGCGGTGCTCAGGTGAAGAGGGTGGGCTGGGCGCTCTTGTCCAGCGCCTGCTGGATCTTGGTGAAGGCCTCGGGGTGCTGCTGGTCGAACGCTGGCATGCGGGCAGACTCAACCCAGGTGCCGCGCTCGGCGCCCTTGTCGAGCCAGGATCGTGTCCAGTTCGTCGCGCTGACGCCGCATTCGGCGATCTGCTTCGTTGTGATGAAGCCCTGGCGGCGAAGCGTGGCGATCACCTTCAGCGCGCCTTCCTTCCACTCGGTGAGGCGCAGCGGCGCCGGAACGCCGGCGGGCACGTCGGGGACCACGATCGGGACGTGGCAGCGTTCAGCGGGGTTCCAGTCGAACAGTTGCGGCCCGCTCAAGTGCTGGAGCCAGTAGCGCAAGTGGAACTCGGGGAAGTCGACGAACTTGCCGTCGCGCCGACGGTGACCGCGGGACGGCGCGAGCACTGCGATGCCGCACATTTCAAGCAGACGCTTGATGCCGGCGCTGGCCTCGGTGATCCGCCCGACAATGACCAGGCGGTGATCTGGCCCTGGCGCACCGTACCGGTCTTGCCAGTACTGCGGCAGGATCTGGTCGGCTACCTTGGCGTTCAACTGCAATTTGGCCTCTACGCCGATCTGCCGGCCATCCTCATGGACCACCAGGATGTCGAACCCGGCAGTCTCCGGGTAGCAGGTCCAGCCGGGGACTCGGTTGAACTCGTCGATGAACGCCGCGCAGAGTTCGGCCTCGCTGCTGCACAGCGGCGCATTGGATCTGGTCATGGCGTTACCCTCGGCGCCCAAGGCTGGAGCGCTTGATTTCCAGGCACGTACAGAGGGTGGCGCGGGTGGCCATCCTTCGTCGTGCCAAGACACCAGAGGCGCCCGCCGGCGGCGGTCAAGATGCTGGTTACGGCTTCTACTCGCTCGGGCTTCGCATTGGCGCCCCAGGCGCACACGATGTCGGTGTACTCTCGGGCGATCGCGCGCAGGCGCCAGTCGTTGTCTGGGCCTACTGGGTCGTTGTGCTGCCAGAGGTCGGCCGGGTTCGTCGCGCGCAAGGCGTACAGATTGACGACGGCGATCCCGTTGCAGCCCCAGGCCGAGGCGAAGTTGCGGCAGCGCCGGATCGTTGGATCGTCGAGCGCGGCATCAGCGGTGCTCGGATTGAGCATTAGGAAAACCGCTGTGCCTTTGTCGGCCAGGCAGTCGCCAGGGCGAGTCAGAAGGTAACGGTACTGGCCGCATTCGCTGATGATGGCGCTCATGGTGTCACCCGCTTGAACTCGACGACCCAGACCCATGGGTTTTCGGCCCAGCTTCCCTCGCCGTTGAGCGATTCCCAGAGGAAGCCGAACGCCCCCTTGGCTGTGTCGCCCCAGCAGCCGATATCGGCGCAGGCTTGCCGAGTGTGGTCGCATGGCTCGCCGCGCACTCCCTCTGCCAACGCCTGCTCTTCGCTGATGTCCTGTAGGCGCTCGACGCGAACAGCGGTGATCTCCAGCAGGATGCGGGAGGCCCAGCGGGGCATGTGGATACTTGGCTTCCATTTGCAGTGGAAGTAGCCGTCGGGATCGACGTATTCGTTGTCGTCGCCGCTGGCGCGATAGGCGCAGTGCCCTGGGTTCTGGAACTTCGTCATGTCCTTCCACCATGACTGGTTGGCGGCCTGTTCCTCATCGGAAATCAGCGGCCCCTGCCATGCTTCCCGCACCCACAGCCGGTCGCCTGGCTGGCCGTAAGGGCAGGCAGCCTCTGCCAGCCCACACCAACAGCCCTCGCCATTCTGAAGCTCTCGCTCAACATGAAGCATCGACTGGTGGACCTTGCACGGCCAATTGTGGCCGCCGCTTTTGCTGGGCATGGGTTGCGGCTTCATCACTCGCCGCGTGACCGTCTTCCTACCTTCCAGGATGGCGCGGACCATCTGGTCGTTGAACAGGATTGGCCGCTCCCGCGGCTTTTCTGCGGACATAGGGAATACCTCTCGCTTGCTGGCGCTGATCAGTTGGAAAGGGCTTGCTTGGCGATCTGGAGCACGTCCATCCCGATGCCTCCGGTAGAGACGTCGGTGAGCGCTGCGATCTGCTCGAGGGCTTTACGTGCGGTTGCCAGTTGATCCTCCGGGGAGAGGTATGCCGGCATTCCGGCCAGGCGCCGGCACACGAACGGATCGTTGTCGCTCGGAATGCCGCAGCAGGTGAATTGGATTGCGCGGCACTTGCAGACGAAGTCGGGCTCAGGGAGCGCCTCGGCGTCGACGACGTGCATGCCGAGTGTGATAGCGAGGTTGCGCTCGATGTTCGCGCCGCGGGACCGCTCCCACCCTGGAAGCAGGGCCAGGATGTCGCAGTCCATCAGCCGCTTGATCCCGTCGCGCATGAATGTCTCCCACGGCGATCCGCGGTAGACCATGTTGACCGCTGGGTTCTCGACGATATAGCCGAGGGCGCGGATCCGCTTCTCCTCGGCGTTGAAGGCGGGGTAGTTGAAGTCAGGGATGCCGGTCATGGGGCCGGACAAGTAGACGCGGCGCATCATGCTGCGGCCCTCCCGGGTTGGTGGCCGAACTGCTGCCACTCGACCTTGTGCTTGCGCTTCTTGGTCAGAACAGGCGTGCCGTCTTCATTCCAAAGCTGAACCTTGGCGCGGATCTGCATGTCTCGGCATTCCAGAGTCTTGCGTGCGAGTTCGATGAACTGGTGGCAAAAGTCCGGCGTATCCAAGAGCTGGCTCAATTGGACGACCTTGGTTCCGGTCATGATGGTGTCGGCCTTTCGTTCGACTGCTGCGAGCCATTCGCTCATTGGAACGCGCTCATCCCCGAGTGGGGTCTTGCGTACTGACTTCACTTCCTTCTTGGCCATGGCGAGCGCTACGTCTCGCGTCATGCCGAACACGGCAAAAGTGCTCATGTGGTAATCCTCAGGACGAGTAGAGCCGCGCCGGCCGGTGGCTAGCGTCGGTGATCTGGTGGTGGGTTACTGTTCGTCGTCGGCTACGGAGAGTCCGGCGGCTAGTAGTTGTCGCGACACGTTTTCGCTTGGCGTGTATTCGTGTCGCGACACGACGAGAAGAGGCAGGAGATCGGCATCGGGCAGGGCTGAGGCGTTGAGTAGAAGCGTCGAGAACGCTTCTCGCCAGTCCTCGAAATCGCCGACCGCCTGCAGGCGCTCGAACGCGGCGTCGATCGCCGGCGGGGAGGGCAGCTTGCGCTCGGGGATGCCGGCCTCGCGCTGCCGCTGGCGCTTCTCCCGCTGGCGCTGGGCGTTGGTCTTGGCCATCAGCCCTCCAGAATTTTTATTGCTGACCTGACTGCATGCAGTGCGTCGTCTACCTTCTCTGGCTCTGACTGCACTAGGGCTTCGAGCACGACGAGGGCGTCGCGGCACTTTGCCCGCTCAGCCTCAAGGTCGTCGTCTACCTCTTCTTTCCCTTCTTCCAGCTCCCTGGCGTATTCCTCAAGCTCGCTTAGCTCATCGACTATATGCAGGTCGCCCGTTGCGAGCCGTCTTGCCAGCTCGTCGGCCGCCCCTGAATCGAACTGCGAGTAGTGCAGCAGTTCGTCATCCTTCAGCGCATTGATTGGCAGGCTCATGCTGCGATCCTCGATTGTCGCCGCCTGGCTTGGGCTGCTGCCCTGCATGCGCGGCATTCGTTGTGGAAGTGGCATCTGGTGGAGATGAAGGAGAAGAACTCTTCATCTTGTGGCCACCACTGCAGGCAGCCGGGGCAAAGCTTCTCGACGCCGAGCTCAGTCGTTCGGGTAGTCAGCTCTCGCCATGGCTTCCTGAGCAGGGCCTGGCGTTTGCTGATCACCATTCGGCTCCGGTCAGAAGATGTAGGTTTGTTGGCTGGGGGCGCTGGCGCGGTAGGAGACCGTTCGAGGCTTCGCCTCTTGAGCTGCTGGCGCAGCGGCGGATGGTGGCGTCCTGGGAGGCTGTTGCCGGACTGCTGCGGGGAGTGTGAACACCAGCACGATGAAACCCAGGGCTGCACCGATGCCGCCGGTTCGAATTGCTCGGCGCCTGGTCACTTGGCGGCCTGCTGGCGCTTCAACTGCTCGGCGTAGGAGCATGCCTCATTGTGGCTGCGGCGGAATCCGCGAACTTTCCCGGTGGCCGCCTCGACGATGTGGAAGAATCCGCGACCCTGGGGCACTACCCGAAAGGGTTCCGCAACAGCAGGAGCCATGAGCCGCTGAACGAACGCCAGGCGGGCGAGGGCGGTCTGGGAGAGCAGGCCGGAGAGAACTTCGGTTTGTTCCTGATGCTTCAGCATGATGGTTCTCCTACGCGTTGATGGTGATTTCTTCGAGGCGCCGCACGGTGCGGGCTTCTGTGAGCCTCCGCTCGTTGCTGGGCCTTCGATTCCGGTTCATGTGGTCGTCATCGATCAGCGGGTGACCGGCGATGAGGAATGCGAGAACGAAGACGGCCGGCGAGATGATTCCGCGTCGGAATGCTTCGAGGACGAGGCCGCGCACGCTGCGCACGCCGAGCTTGAATTTGGCGTCGTCGAGGCGCTTTTCGACGGTCCCTGGGGCGATGCCCATGCGGCGAGCGACTTCCTTGGCGGTCAGTTCGCTGGCGCTCCAGGCGGTCGCTTCGAGTTCACGGGGAGCAAGGCCGAGGCCCTGGCGGCCGATCCATCCGCCGCATTGGATTGCTTGCATGGGTGTGGTTCCTTGGCTGCATGGGTCAGCACTCGGCGGCGCGATTATCTGCCGATGGGCATTGCGTGGAGTGCTGGCGCATGGAGTCGAGAAAGAGAAACGGGGCACCAGAGCACCCCGTTTCTTCCGCCTTATGTTTTGTTCCTGGTTAACTGCTACATGGCTGCATCCTCCGGTTGTTACCAGCGTTTGGCGCTGGCACCTGTCTACTGTTCGCCGAGGGATTCCTCAGCACTCGCGACCAGTTCAATCAGTCGCTCGATGTGGGATGCCCTGGTGGTGAGGGTGATCGCTTCCGGCCCTTCAGCCAGTCCAGCGCGAAGGGCTGTCGGGAATGCGTTGACGATCTCCCGAGTGACCCTCAGTAGCTCTTCGAGAATGGAGCGGGGCACGGCCGGCTCAGCTACCACCTTGGGGGTTACTTTGGTTCCACCCGCTGCAATGACCTTCGCGAGCTGTTGGCCGAGCACCTGGCCGGCCTTCTCGCCGTGCTTCCTGACGACCTTCGCAGCGGTCGTCGCCGCTACCGCGCCGGAACTGATCAACTGCTGAACATCGGTATTCGCGTTGCCTACGACCAACACCTGATCGACGTGCTGCCGGGTCTTCCCCATCTTCTGGGCGATCTGTTCGACGGTCCATCCGAACGCAATGAGCCGCTTGTAGCCGTGTGCGAGCTCCAGAGGGGAGAGCTTGCGCCCCTCCTGGGACGTGATCACGCGGAGCACGCGCTCAGCGTCGTTACCGGCGAACGCAACGATGGGCACCCAGAACTCGCCGTTCGGGTCACGCGGCAGACGGCCCTCGGCGTCGAGCTTGAGGTAAGCGCGCCGGCGGCGGTGTCCGTCGACAACCCACATGCCCCCTTCTTCGCGCGGTCGCACTTCGAGGGCAGGTACGATTCCGCCCTGGTGCAGGTAGTCAGCGAGATCCGCGATGCTCTGCTCGAGGTCTTCGCCTTCGGCGCGCAGGTTGAAACCGGGTTCTTCGTGAAGGTCTTCGAGGCGAGCCTTCATCGCATCCGCGCGCTTCAGGTTGCCGTCCTTGATCATCTGCTTGAACGATTTAGCCGCCATTTTCTACCCCTTCGAGTTCTTCGTCCTGTTCATCATTTGCGTCTCGCCCGACAGTCATTTCTCCATGCTCCGGACAGTGAGGCGGTCCAGACTTGTCGAGCCATTTCTGGGTCACCCTGGCGACGTATCCGCACTCCGAGCACTCGACCTTCTTCAATCGCGTCGACTGCTTTTTCTTGGCTGTGGTGATGATCTCTTCGAGTTCGGGCTGGCTCAGGCCGTCCCGTATTCCCCTCGCGACCTTCCCCTGCGCTGGCTCTCTGCGCTCTCTCGCGCCGGGCCTGTGCCAAGTGAGCTTTCCGTGGGGGAGTGGGCCGAGTTCGTCGATGAACGGCTGGACCCACTCCTCGAACTGCCTTGTCGGCACTGAGCAGGTGAACGGCCCCGTCATGCCGATGGCTTTCATGAGCTTCACGAACGGCCCTTTGTGGCCCTCTTTGATCCCTGCCGCGATATGGCAGAGTTCGTGGGCAAGGTATGCCGATACCTGCATGGAGTCGTCTGTGCCTGGGCTGATGAGAATCTCGTAGGTGCCGTCCGCGGATGCCGAGCTGTGCCATACCTCGGCGCCGACGTTTCCTCTCTGGCCTGCGCTGGTAAAGCCGATGGAGATTCGATAAGGCTGAAGCGGCGCGCCTAGCTCAAGAAATCGAGGCGACATCCGCTCGGCCATGGCGTTGAGCCAAGCCTCTCTGTTCATGTCTGATCTCGTTTAAACGGTTTGGGATGCGGCTGTATGGGGGAGTGGTCTGGCCGGTGCTGATCTCCGTGCTCGCTGCTGTTTTCCGGGAAGACCCCGTAAGGTTTGCAGTGCCACTGCCGGGGCAGCGCCTCAGCCTGCGCATTTCAGACCACTCTCCGATACAGCCCTGGAGGAGCCGTGACGAACCTCCAGGGGATCGGGCCTGCGTTGGTGAACCCGGCAGGCGCGGGCGGCTGCTCACGCTCGGACGAACTTGCGATCTGCGTTCAGCTTGTATGGCACGTTCGGCTCCAGACCGTCTTCGCCGATATAGCCGATGACGGTGCGATAGCGGTCTGCCTTTTCGTCCCAGTAGCGGATGCGTATCTCGCCTTTCTCCCCGGCGGTGGCGGTGCCCTCGTCCCCGGCGGTGGCGGTGCCATAGGCGCCCACCTGGCAGAGCTCCTTATCGCCGGCCTGTAGGGTGGCGCCGATCACTGCAACGCCAGCCGCGCGGGGTTCGTTTGCGATCAGGAATTGGGTTGCGCTCGCTCTGTCCCCGATATGGCGGATGGTGCAGCGAGGAAACTTCACCTTGCCGACCAGGGCGATCAGGTCGGAGAGACCCACCTCAACCACCAGCCACTTCGCATCGGCGTCGCCGACAGTGCTACTGCAATCATGGTCGCCCTGGCCGAACAGCCAGCCATGCAGGCCGTGACCGCACTTGTTGTCCTTCTTCCAGTCAGGGGCTTCGACTACCGCTCCGATCTTGTCGGGCCACTGAAACCCGCCGTGGCTGGTGAGATCAGCACTGCATGTTCTCAAGACCAAAGCGGTCTCCTGCGAAGCCTTCTTCTTGCTCGCCATTGCGATTCTCCGTTTTTGGTTTGCCCTGATCCGGGCTGGTGTTCGGTGACTTTGCGGCGTCAGCCCAGGCGATCCGGGACGACTTCCATTGCCTCGGTGACGAGCTTGTGAACCCCCTCGGAGTCCGCAACGGCGAACCCCTTTTCGGCGTAGTCCCACTGATCGTCTTCATCGCCGGGGAAGTTGCTGCACGCCACTGAACAGACGCCAAGCCCGTCGGGCTTGAAGTAGAGGCGTACCTCCGGGCCGTCATCCCCGCGATCAAGCATCACGAGCACTTGGCCCAGGTCTTCGAACTCGAACAGCTTCGCGAACTGCCTCATTGGCATTCCTCAGGTTGGTTTCCCTGATGCCCCTCGGGGGAAGGGCATCGAGGAAATCGGTGTTTCTCCCGCGTTCGCCTGCTGGGCTTCTACAACCCGCGGGTCTTTCGTCATTGCTGTCAGGGTTGACCGTGTCGCCGGCATGCCGCGCGCCGCAGTCTTGAGCACCGTTACCCGCCACCTGTGCTTGGGCGATGATTTCTTTCCATACGTTTTCTGGTTCAGCCGCTGGTGGCTTAGGCAATACGGCGTACTCAGGTGGGATTCGCCCACGCCGGGTACGTCAATGCCTGGCTTGGCCAGCGGCCTTTTGCGTGAGTTGTTAAAGAGCGGTCGGCTCGGTGGCCTGGGCCAGCGGTGTGTTGCTGGGCCGTTGAGGTGAGTATGAGTCTGCTCATATTTTCTGTCAATGAGCGTTCCCATATTTTTTATGAGATAACTCATTGAGGGTTCCTCAGGGCGAAAAAAAGCCCGCGTTAGCGGGCTCGTTGTCTTACTGGTGGGCTTAGGAACCGATGCCGCCGCCTCGCCAGATAACGCGGCCTATGATCGGCAGATCATGAACTGACGTTTCGCTTGCGATTTCGTCTGGGTATGCGGCTTTGTCAGGGTTATCGCTTCGAATGAGCCAAGCACCTGTTAGCTGCTGATTCAGGCGTTTGATGCTGACGCCACCGTCTGGTCGCCTGATGACGTACACCTGCTTATCCTGGGGCTCTATCTTGGCTACGTCGAAGAGCACCACATCGCCTTCGAATATGTACGGCTCCATGCTGTCGCCCTCTGCGTAGATCACGAAGAGGTTCTCTGGTTTGGAGTTGACCCGCTTCAGCCAATCCCGCTTGAATACCAAACCCTCAGTGGTCTCTACGTGATCATTGAAATATCCATCGCCGCACTCGCCGCGAGCAGTGTATTGGGGAATCAGGGCGTAGTCCTTTTCGCTCGGGGCTCCTGGTGGAACCTCTTCATTGTTGTTCATGTTGCCACGCCCGGCGGCGAGCCATAGTGCGCTTACGCCACAAGCGGCAGCCAACTGAGCAATATATGCCGACCCCTGCGACTTCCCCTGCTCAAGGTTGGAAATTGAGGTTTGGTCCAGGCCGACTCGTTGAGCCAACTGAGCCTGGGTGAGTTTGGCGTGCTTGCGCGCCGCCTTGATGCGGTCTTTGAGTTCCATCCGAAAAGTATCAGGGGCGTTCCCATATCCTTGCAAATGAGTATTCCCCTGGGCTACCTTATGAGTATTCCCATAAGGAGGGATGCTATGACCACCATCTACAAAGAGCTCGTCGCCCATTTTGGGACTCAAGAGGAGACCGCCTCGAAGCTCGGCGTTGACCAAAGCACTGTGTCTGGATGGGTCCGGGGAAAGCACGGGATGTCTCCTGTTGTTGCGAAGCGGGCTCAGGTTCTGACCGACGGGAAATTCAAGAAAGAGGACCTGTGTCCGGCTTTCCCGTGGGAAGTGCTGTCGGCGGTCGCCTGACATGACAGCCAGCCAATCAAGCCCCGAGCGAGAAGAAACTTTACGGGGAATTCGCAGGGCTCGATCAGTCCGCTCTGACTCCTGTTCGGATATCCAGTGCCGAGGTGGCTTTGTGATTGGTGTGACCCCTCGACCTGAAATGCGCGCTTCAGGATCCAAGTTGTTCGTGACCGGGATTCGCCTGACTGAACTTCTCCATGGCCTTGAAGCTGCCGAATGCCATGCGTCCGTCGGCGTTGAGCCGATGACCATGCTTGGCGCACCAGGCCTTGAACTCTTCCGGGCTTGCCTGTGCTTTCACGACAAAAGCACCTTGGCGCAGGAACTGTTCATAAGCGCCGTTCGCGCGCTTGAACCACTGAGAGTAGGTGGTAGGCATGACGTGAGCGTCTTCGAAGATCGCCAAGAACTGGGCGTATTGAGTGGCGTTTTTGAACCACATCATTCCAATGCCGCTAATTCTGGTCCTTTCCATCGGAGCCTCCTGGCCGTTGCGTTGGGTAAGAGCATCGCAGCTTACCAGCAAGGCTCCGACCCTTTCCTATCTACACCGTTTTCTGACTATTTGCGGCTCGGCTGACTCAAGCGCCGGACAGCAAAAAGCCCGGGGGCAACCGGGCTTTCTGAGGAGGCACCGGAAGGCGGTGCCGAACATCCAACGGAGCCGAATATGACACAGGTATCCACCATCCAACAAGAGAGCGTGTCGCGACACGAAATAGCGATTCGCAAGAAAGTGTCGCGGAGGACGCGCAGGTGAGCACGATCATCATGTCGGCCTGCTGGCCTCTCCAGGGAATGAGCCCTGCGCAGAAGGCGGTGCTTATCTCGCTGGCAGACCAGGCGAACGACCAAGGGGTGTGCTGGCCGGCGGTGGACAGCATAGCGATGCGTTGCTGTCTGTCGAAGCGTGCGGTGCAGCAGGCCATCAAGTGGCTGCGTTCCGTAGGGATTGTGAGCGTCGAGGAGCGCCAGGGCAGGTCGACCATGTACTCGGTGACCCCCGCAGCATATGCACCCCCGCAGGAAATGCACCCCAGCAGCAAATGCACCCGTGCAGGAAATGCACCCACCCCCGCAGATGCTGCACCCCCACCCCCGCAGGAAATGCACCCCACCCCCGCAGATGCTGCACCCAGAACCGTAATAGAACCTACAAGGGAACCGTCAGGAGAACCGTCACCTTTGCCGACCCGTTCCGGGCCGGCGGCTGGCGAAGCGCTGCAGGAGGCTTGCCGGAGTGTGTGGGCAGCGTACCGGGCTGCCTACGAGGCGCGCTGGGGTGTTCAGCCGGTGCGAAACGCCAAGGTCAATTCCCAGGTGAAGCAACTGGTGGCCGCTCTCGGCGCCGAGGCGCCTGCGGTGGCGGCGTTCTTCGTCGGGCTGGATGACAAGTTCCTGGTCGACAGTTGCCATGAGTTCGGGTTGCTGCTGGCCAAGGCTGGCGCTTACCGCACGAAGTGGGCAACAGCCGGTTCCGCGCCGTCGACCGATTGGACTGATCAGGTGCAGCTATGACCCGTAGGCAGTTCGAACCGCAATCGGTCGGTGCTGTGCTGGCGCATGTGAATCGGGGCGCAGGGCTGCAGGTTGTGGCTCCGCCGACGGTGGAGGTTGATCCCGAGACGAGAGACGAACTTGACCGGTTGTTTGTTCGGATCAAGGCGATCTGCCCCGGCTGGCGAAGCTCCTGGCCCAACGAAGAAGTCGAGAAGGCTGCAAAGGCGGAGTGGCTGGCCGAGATCATCCGGCAACAGGTTACGCGCCGAGAGCAACTGCAGGCCGGGGTAAGAGCGTTGAGCGCGCAGGCCAGACCGCTTGTTCCGTCTGCAGGCCAGTTTTGCGCCTGGTGCTGGGCTCCCGAGGTCTTCGGCCTGCCAACCCTCGATGACGCATATCGCGAGGCGCTGGCCAACACCCACCCAGCCATGGTCGGAGCCGCGAAATGGAGTTGCCCTGCAGTGTATTGGGCGGCCGCTGGCGCTGGATTCAGCCGGCTGCAGGCTCTGGCCAGAAAGGATGGGCTGGCGGCGCTGGAGATCTCGTACCGACAGATCATCAAGAAGCTGGCGCGCGGGGAGGCGCTCGGGAAGGTTCCGGAGGGAGAGGTCACCCACCAGAAGGCGCGAACCCAATCCGTTGGAATTGCTGCCCTCGAACAGCTTCGAAAACAACTCAAAGGAGGAGATCGCTCATGATGTGGAGCGTACTCAACGACTATCTAATGGTTAGCGATACCCAGCCGCCCTACAAGGTTTGCAAGCTTCTTGTGGCCGGCGAGGCTCACTACCGGGCCAGCGTACAGGGTGAATTCATTTGCACCCCGGTTGCGACTGCGAAGGAGGCGTGCGGTGTTTGCGAACGCCATCACCAGATCACCTATGCGCGGGAGGTGGCATGACGTTGTCGGCACGGAAGCCCCGGCCGAAGAAGTGCGCAGTATCGACGTGCCGCGCCCGCTTCGTCCCGGTGAAGTCGTTTCAGACGTGGTGCAGCCCTGAGTGCGGCATCGTCATCGCTCGGCAGAAGCAGGAGAAGGAGCGCAAGTCCCTTCAGCAACGCGAGCGGCGCGAGATCGCGGTTCGGAAAGAGAAGTTGAAGAGCCGTGCAGACCACTTGAGGGAGGCTCAGGCCGCATTCAACGAGTTCATCCGCTGGCGCGACTGGGACCGCCCCTGCATCAGTTGTGGACGCTTTCATGATGGGCAGTATCACGCCGGTCATTACCGCTCTGTCGGATCCCATCCCGAGTTGAGGTTCGACGAGAACAACGTCCACAAGCAATGCGCCCCGTGCAACAACCACAAGTCGGGTGACGTCGTGAACTACCGGATCAACCTGGTGGCGAAGATCGGCGCTGCGGCTGTAGCGCGACTGGAGGGGCCGCACGATGCCAGGAAGTGGACGGTTGAGGAGATCAAGGCGATCAAGACCCTGTACCGAGCCAAGGCCAGGGATGCGAAGAGGGCTGCCGCATGAAGAAGCATGGTCCGGATCTTACGAACAAACCGCGTCACCTCGTTCCGTGCCCCGCATGCAATGGCCACGGTCAGCGCCGAGGAGTGTTCTACGACATTGATTGCGACGCGTGCGGTGCCGCTGGCTTCGTTGACGGGGTGACGGGGCTGGCGCTGGAGCAGCGGGATGCGGTGGTGCAACTGCGGATGTGGGTTAAGCGGTTGCTTGAAGAGCAGCGACGCCAGGCGAGCAGGCTGGCGCGAGAAGAAAACAACCAGCGGGGCGCCGGCGGCTCCCACTTCAGAGGCGACTGAAATGAACATCAAGGCGTTGGAGTTTCTGATGGAGCAATACGGGCTGTGGGTTTGGTCCGACAATGGCACGCCTCGCGGGTCTTCGCCGATGCTGGCGCTGATGAAACGGAACCCGGCGAACGAAAAACGGTTTGCTGCTGTGGTCCCCTGCATCAGTGATGATCGGGCGTTGCAAGTAGACCGGTTTCTCGCACGCCTCTACGACGAAGACCCGGATGCCATCCGCAGCCTGATCCTCTACTTCATCCATGGCATGTCGTATCGAGATATACAGGACCGGATGGGGATCAGCTACGCGGACGCTCGCATGCTGGTTCGAGCGGGCCTGTCAGCTCTGCTGGCGTGCTTCGTGATGGAGGAGAAAAAGGCTGCCTGAAGAAATGTACAGGCTGGACGTATTGACAGTGATAATCGCGGCCTGTACCTTTCGTCATACATTGCGGTTTTGCCGCTTAGGCGAACTGCCGCAGAGCGGAAGGCCACAGAAAATAGCCCAGCCACCGAGCTGGGCTTTTTCGTTTCTGGGTCATGCTGCCTCGATATTCACTGAGAGGCGGAGTCCGAGGGCGGATAGAGCGTTCTCCATAGCCTCCATCTTAGTGTTGTGGAGGAAGTCGACGAGCCTGTCGCCCTGGGTCTGTGCGATCCCGAGAAGCCGGCAGAGGTCAGCCTTTCGCATATCTCGACGGACCATTTCGTTCCAGAGCGCGATCTTCGCAACGGTAACTGCCGGCAGATGGATAACGCGCTCGCCTGGTTGCGCCTGGCTGGCCGCGGGGATTTCTCGGCGCTGATCAACGTATAGCGAGAGGGTCGACTCGATGGCGTCGACTGCCTCGCCGATTGCGTGGACCTTGTCGTCGCCATAGCTGTTCAGCTCCGGCAAGTCTCTGCAGAAAACGGCAACGCCAGGAGCGCTATCGTCCTGTTCGAAACGGATTGCATAGTCGTACATGGTCACTCCTCCGGGGTGATCGTTCAGCGCTTGCAGGCGAGGGGGCTCATTTGAGCCCCAGTTGCTTGATGATCGCCTTGCGGGTCGGTTCTGGCATTTCCTTAGCTCCGTGGTCCGCGAAGGTGGTCTGTTTGCCGTTCGGGGCGGTGATTTTGAAGTGGCTTCCCTTGCCGGCTTCGAAGGTCACCCCTTGGGCCTTCAACCATCGTCTGAATTCGCTGAACTTCATCACCTCGTCTCTGTTGTTTGGATGGGTCCATTATACAACAAATCTGTGGTGATACAACAAAAAAGTGGTATTTATTTTTGCGGGCGGCGCTCAGCGCTGCGGGGAGTGCGGACCCTTGAAAAGCCGTGCCCGCACCTACTCACAGACCCCGCCCGGAGCGGGGTTTTTCATTTCCGCCCCGGCGAGGGGAACTGAGACGATGAAGATGCCTGACAAACCCGACACTTGGGCGGCCCTGCTCGCTTGGCTGAGCCAGCATGCGCCTATCATCTGCGCCTCCCTGCTGTCGTGGGCCATGGCTATTGCCAGGATCATTTATGGGGGCGGTACGCGCAGACAGGCCTTATTGGAAGGCGCGCTTTGCGGCGGGCTGGCGCTGACGGTTATTAGTGGGTTCGAGTTCTTCGGTGTGCCGCAGAGCATGGCCACCTTCATTGGTGGCTGGATCGGCTTCCTGGGCGTCGAGAAGATCCGTGACCTGGCCGACCGCTACGCAGGGATCAAGCTGCCGCGTCGAGGGGCTGGCGAATGATGATCACCGCCGATCAACTCGGCCGCGCTACCGGCTGCGGTGCTGCTACTGCAACGACCTGGCTGGAGCACCTCAACGGCGCCATGGCTCGGTTCGAGATCAACACGCCCGAGCGTGTGGCGATGTTCCTTGCTCAGGTCGGGCACGAAAGCCAGAGCCTCAAGCGCCTGGTGGAGAATCTGAACTACTCCGCCGAAGGCCTGCTCAAGAACTGGCCGACGCGTTTTACGCCGGTTGAGGCGAAGCAGTACGCCCGACAGCCCGAGCGCATCGCCAACCGCGTCTACGCAAACCGGATGGGCAACGGCTCACCGGATACGGGCGATGGGTATCGATACCGGGGGCGCGGCCTGATCATGATTACGGGTCACGACAACTACGCCGAAGCCGCCCGCGCCCTGGCGCTGCCACTGGTAGCGCAACCGGAACTGCTGGAGCAACGGACCTGGGCAGCTATCGCCTCGGGGTGGTGGTGGAAGTCGCGGGGTTTAAACGACCTGGCTGATCAAGGCCGATTCGAGCGAATCACGCTGAAGATCAACGGCGGCTGCAACGGCGCAGACGACCGTGCGGCTCGCCTTGAATGGGCGCGCGCAGCGCTGGCGGGTGCGTGATGAGGTGGTCTCCGTGGTTGGTGGTGGCGTTGGTGGCTGCTCTGGTGTTCTGGCGCCTCGATCACGTTACTGCTCAGCGTGATGACCTGCAGGCCGCCGTCGAGCAATCCGCTGAGACGATCACCGCCCTGGCCCAGCAGGCCCAGCGCGACACCCAGGCGCAGGTCCAGACCGATGCCCTGGCCCGAACCTACCAAGCAGCACTACAGGCCTCCCATGAAGAAAACCAATTGCGCCGCGATGCTATCGGCACTGGTGCTCGCGTCGTGCACGTCAAAGCCCGCTGCCCCGCAGGCGGAGTGCACCAGACTCCCGGAGCCACCGGCAGCGCTGATGCAGGAAGAGCCGTCCTTGCTGCCGCTGATGGACAGGTTGTTTCTGATCTCCGAGCCGGAGTCGAGCGGCGCGAACTGATGATCGCGGCGTTGCGTAAGCATATCGCCGGCCTGCCCAGGTATTGCCGAAGATGATCAGCATCAAGCCAGAAGGGTTCCAGCAGCAGCTCGCCGACCTGACTGAGCTTGAGCAGCGGCAGATTCCTTACGCGACAGCCACTGCGCTTACGCGGACCGCGCAAGGCCTGATGGATCGATTGCGCGACGAGATGCGTGTCGTGTTCGACCGCCCGACCCCGTACACCCTGAACAGCCTGCGCATGGTGCCAGCCAGGAAAGACCGGCTCGAAGCGCGGGTTTGGTTCAAGGACGAAGCGGACGGTGCCCAGCCTGCATCGGTGTGGATTGCCCCCGAGGTCTACGGTGGGCCTCGTCGGAACAAGCCGGCCGAGCTTCAGCTCAGGGCCAAGGGGATCCTGCCCGAAGGTAAGTACGTGGTGCCTGGTGCCGGTGCTGATCTTGATCGCTACGGGAACATCAAGCGCGGACAGGTCACCAGAGCATTGAGCGGCATTCGCGGCTTCAGCCAAGCCGGGTACAACGCGAACGCCACCGATAGCAGACGGAGCAGAGCGAAGGGTAATGCTCGCCGCTACTTCGTCATGACACGCAAGGGCCAGCCTATAGGTATTGCTGAGCGCACAGGCCGAGGCCGGGATGCTGTCTCGATCATCATGGCCTTCGTGTCACGCCCTTCGTATCGCCGCCGGCTGAGCTTCTTCGAGATCGCGCAGCAGTACGCCGACGAGAACCTGCCGCGTGAGTTCGAGGAGGCGATGCGCGGCGTTGCTGCTCGGTTCGCTGCGAGGCGCTGATGAATGCACCAAAGTGGTGCGTCGCGGGTCCTCCCGGGGGTGCCCCCGTCAGAGGGTAATTCGAGCCCCGCGCGCCAAATATGTATGACCATTTTTCGGAGGTTGGTTGTTGTTTAGTCATGAGCAAAAACGAAACAACCAAGCAGCGCGGATGGTTGAACAAGTCCGAGATGGCCTCGAGCCTCGGGATTTCTCCGCAAGCCTTTGATAAATGGGGCGTTCAACCAATCGAGCGAATAGGTCGAGAGGCCTTCTACACGGTGGCGGATGTGGTCGAAAACCGCATCCAGCACGCCGCTCGGAAACAACAACCTGAGGGGGAGCTACCGGAAGGTGTTGATCCCTACGTCGAAGCGAAACTGATGCAGGCGCGGCTCGAACTTACACGCGCTCAAACCTACGCCCAGGAACAGAAGAACCAGGTGAATGACAAGCTCCTGGTCCCCGTCCCATTTGCCACCTACGCGCTGGCCAAGATCGCCGCCAAGATAGGTTCGAAGCTGGAGACGGTCGGAAAGACCGTGAGCCAACGCCACCCAGAGATGGACCCCTTAATCCTGGAAGCCTTCGAGCGGGAGATCGCCCTGGCGCGCAACCTCTCGGCCGACTTCGGCGACGACCTTCCGGGATATCTCGATGAGTACCTTGCAACCCTGGATGAATGACCTGCGCAATGCTGTCAAGCTGGGCTTGCAGGCCATGTTCAAAGACCTGCCGATGACGGCGGTCCAATGGGCAGACGATAACTTCTATATGTCGGCCGAGTCCTCGTACAACGAGGGCGATTGGAAGACGGCCCCGTTCCAGGTCGCGATCCTGAACGCGATGGGCAACGACCTGATCCGGGTGGTCAACTTCGTGAAGTCGGCCAGGATCGGCTACACGAAGCTGCTGATGGCCAACATCGGCTACAAGATCCAGCACAAGCGCCGCAACATCATGATGTGGAGCCCGACGGACCCGGATGCCGAGTCCATCAGCAAGAAGCACGTGATGGGGATGGTGCGCGACGTCGACGTGATGCTGGCCCTCGCGCCCTGGTATGGCAAGAAGCACAGCGACAACACCCTGGACAACAAGGTGTTCTCGAACCGGCGGAACCTCTGGATTCTCGGCGGGAAGGCCGCCAGGAACTACCGCGAGAAATCGCCCGACGAGGTGATCTACGACGAGTTGTCGAAGTTCGACGCTGACGTCGAGGGTGAGGGCTCGCCGACCTTCCTCGGCGACAAGCGCTTGGACGGTGCGATCTACCCGAAGTCCATCCGCGGCTCGACGCCCAAGACGGCTGGTAGCTGCCAGATCACCAAGGCGGCCGAGGAGTCGCCCTACCGGCTGCACTTCCACGTCGCCTGTCCGCATTGCCACCAAGAGCAGTCCCTGAAGTGGGGCGGCAAGGATTGCGCATTCGGTCTGAAGTGGCGGAAGAACGCGCTGGGCGAGGCCGAGGAGGCCTGGTACTCCTGCGAGCACTGCAATGCCTGCTTCATCCATCGCGACATGGTGGCAGCCCAGGAGAACGGGCGCTGGATCTGTTCGGAGACCGGCATCTGGACGCGCGACAGCATGAACTGGTTCGGCCCGGACAACGAGCCGATCCGCACGCCGCGCTCGGTCAGCTTCTACTGCTGGGCCATCTACAGCACCTGGAAAGACTGGGTGTCGCTGGCTGATGAGTGGCTCAAGGTCAAAGGCGACCGCGAGAAGCTGATCGCCTTCATCAACACCACGCGCGGAGAGGTGTGGGAGGAGGACCAGGGCGAGCGTGTGGAGTGGCAGACGCTTTACGCTCGCCGCGAGAACTACCCGAAGGTGCCGCCGCAAGCGCTTGTCCTGATGGGTGGAATCGACACCCAGGACGACCGCTACGAGGGCCGCGTTTGGGCTTTCGGTCTTGGCGAGGAGGCATGGCTTGTTCACCGTTTCATTCTGACCGGCGATCCGGCCAGTGAGGAGTTGCGGCGTAAGGTCGGCTTGGAAATTCACCGGCAGTTCACTCGGGCTGACGGCGTTCAAATGCGTGTCGAGCGTTGGTGCTGGGATGCCGGCGGCCACTATGCCGATGAGGTAGAGGCCGAGAGCATCAAGCATGGTGTGCACTGGGTGGTTCCGACTTTCGGGGCCAGCACATACGGCAAGCCAATCGCCAACTTCCCGAAGCGCCGCAAGCGCAAGGTCTACAAGACCGAGCTGGGCACCGATAACGCGAAGGAGCTGATCTACAGCCGCCTGCGCATTGATGTGCCCATTCCGTGGCAACCGACGCCCGGCTGTGTGCACTTTCCGATCGACAGCGATATCTGCGACGAAGACGAACTGAAGCAGATCACCGCCGAGAAGAAGAAACCGGTGATGGCGAAGGGTGTTCGCGTCCTGCGATGGGACTCCGGCGGGCGCCGCAATGAGGCGCTGGATTGCTTCGTGTACGCCCTTGCCGCGCTGCGAATCAGCCAGCAGCGTTTCGGCCTCGACCTCGACCAACTTGAGCGCGCGCGCGTTGATCCCGTGCCGGAGCAGGTCGCCCAACAGCAATCCTCGAACGAAAACCATGCCAGCACCTCTCGGGGCTGGCTCAACACTGGAAGCGGACCATGGCTCTGACAGCGCAGCAGATGCTCGACAAATACCTGGAGGCCGAGGCCGCCGTGCTCGAAGGGCGGACGGTTATCTTCAACGGACGCACCCACACCATGGAGGATATCGAGAAGATCCGCGCCGGACGCCGGGAGTGGGAGCGCCGCGCGGCGGCAGATCGGGACCGCGCCGCCGGTCGCCGACCAGGCCCGGCGCTGGCGGAGTTCTGCTGATGAACCTGATCGATCGTCTACTGAAACCCTGGGCCCCCGACCTGGTGGCTCGGCGCCTGGCCGCCCGCGAGGCAATCCAGGCGTATGAGGCTGCCAGGCCAGGGCGAACCCACAAGGCCAAGCGTCAACCGCTGGGCGCCGACACCTCGCTACAGAAGTCTGCGGTCTCCATGCGAGAGCAGTGCCGGAAACTGGACGAAGATCACGATCTGGTTACCGGCTTGCTCGATCGCCTCGAGGAGAGGGTGGTGGGCGGAAGTGGTATCGGCGTGGAACCGCTGCCGCTGCGCCTGGATGGCTCGGTGCATGCCGAGTTGGCCATGGAGATCCGCAGCGCGTGGGCCGAGTGGTCACTCTCGCCGGAAACCTCTGGTGAGCTGACGAGGCCCCAGGTAGAGCGGCTGATGTGCCGCACCTGGCTGCGCGATGGCGAGGGCCTGGCGCAGAAGCTGATGGGACGAGTCCCGAACTACACGTTCGCCACGTCGGTGCCTTTCGCCCTGGAGCTGCTGGAGCCCGACTACTTGCCCTTCAGCTACAACAACCTGTCGAAGGGTATTGTCCAGGGTATCGAGCGTGACACCTGGCGCCGGAAAAGGGCCTATCACCTTCTCAAGGATCACCCCGGCAACCTGCAGACGCTGGGCGGCAGCCTGGCGGTGAAGCGCGTCGAAGCGGAACGGATCATCCACATCGCCTACCGCAAGCGGATCGGCCAGAACCGAGGCGTGCCGATGTTGCACGCAGTGCTTATCCGCCTTGCCGACTTGAAGGACTACGAGGAGAGCGAGCGGGTGGCGGCGCGCATCAGTGCTGCCCTGGCGATGTATATCAAGAAGGGCAACCCCGACAGCTACACGGTGGAGCCCGGGAAGGACCGGAAGAACCGAACGATCCCCATCGCCCCCGGCATGGTCTTCGACGACCTCGAGCCAGGCGAAGACGTTGGGATGATCGAGAGCAACCGGCCGAACCCCTTCCTTGAAGGTTTCCGCAACGGCCAACTGCGGATGATCGGGGCCGGCACTCGCAGTACCTACTCTTCGGTATCCAGGGCCTACGACGGCACCTACTCGGCGCAGCGCCAGGAACTGGTCGAGGGCTGGCTGGGCTACGACCTGCTGCAGCACGAGTTCATCGACTACTGGTGCCGGCCGGTCTATCGGGCCTGGCTGCAGATGTACCTGTTGGCTCGGAAGGAGCGCCTGCCCGCCGACGTTGATCACCGCACTCTCTACGCGGCGGTCTACCAGGGGCCAGTCATGCCATGGATTAACCCGATGCATGAGGCCAACGCATGGGAGTTGCTGGTCAAGGCTGGCTTCGCCGATGAGGCGGAAGTTGCCCGCGCCCGTGGTCGAGATCCGCGCGAGCTGAAGAAGTCGCGTGAGACGGAGATCAAGGCGAACCGGGCGGCCGGCCTGGTCTTCAGTTCGGATGCCTACCACCAATTGGTCAAGTCCGGGATGGACCCAGTTGAGGCGGTGCAGAAGGTGTACCTGGGCGTCGGGAAGATGCTTACCGCCGACGAGGCTCGCGAACTCGTCAACAGATACGGCGCCGGCCTACCCGTGCCTGGCCCGGATTTCCCCAACGAGAGCAACAATGGAGGCGCCGATGGGCAGCCATCAAACCCTGATCCATAAAAACCTGATGCTGCCGATGGCGTCGGCGCTGACTGAGGCCAACGCCCCGCATGAGTCCTGGTACAGCATTAAGGCTGCCGGTCGCGGCGTCGCCGAGGTGTTGTTGTACGACGAGATCGGCGTCTGGGGCATCACCGCGCTGCAGTTCGCTCGAGACCTCAAGGCAATGGGCGACCTGACCAAGATCAACCTGCACATCCACTCCCCGGGCGGCGACGTCTTCGAGGGGACGGCGATCTATAACCTACTGCGCAACCACCCGGCCAGCGTCGACGTGTACATCGATGGCTTGGCTGCCTCGATGGCCTCGGTCATCGCCATGGCCGGCGACACCATCTACATGCCCGAGAACGCCATGATGATGGTGCATAAGCCCTGGGGCATCCAGGGCGGCGATGCGGACGACATGCGCCGCTATGCCGAACTGCTCGACAAGGTCGAGGACACCCTGGTCATGGCCTATGCCAACAAGACCGGGAAGTCCGCCGACGACATCAAGGCGCTCCTCAAGGAGGAGACCTGGATGAATGGCCGAGAGGCCGTCGCTGCCGGCTTCGCCGACCAGCTCACTGAGCCGCTGCAAGCGGCCGCTCACCTTTCCTCCAAACGCATGCAGGAGTTCGCCCACATGCCCGAAGCTCTGAAAACTCTACTGGCCCCGCGCGCCCAGACCCCTGCCGCGCCGGCCAACACTCCCGCGCCGACTCCGGCATCCGCCGCGCCGGCCGCTCCCGTGGCCGCTGCACCAACCGAGGCCGATATTCGCGCCCGCATCCTCGCCGAGGAATCTGGTCGCCGCAGCGCAATCACTGCTGCCTTCGGCGCGTTTTCCACCGGGCACGCCGAACTGCTCGCCACCTGCCTGAACGACATGACCATCACCGTCGACCAGGCACGCGAGAAGCTGCTGGCTGCCATTGGCGCCGATACCAAGCCGGCCGCCACCCCTGGCGCTGGCGCCCACATCCATGCCGGCAACGGCAACCTGGTGGGCGACTCGGTGCGCGCGAGCGTGCTGGCCCGCATCGGTCGCGGCGAGCGCCAGGCCGATAACGCCTACAACGGCATGACGCTCCGCGAACTGGCCCGTGCCTCGCTGGTCGATCGCGGGATCGGCGTGGCCTCGCTCAACGCCCCGCAAATGGTCGGCTTGGCCTTCACCCACACTTCCAGCGACTTCGGCCTGATCCTTCTGGACGTCGCCAACAAGTCGGTGCTGGCGGGCTGGGAAGAGGCCGAAGAAACCTTCCCGCTGTGGACCAAGCCCGGCATTCTCACTGACTTCAAGCCGGCGCGCCGCGTCGGTCTGGGCGAGTTTTCCTCGCTGCGTCAGGTGCGTGAGGGCGCCGAGTACAAGTACGTCACCCTTGGCGAGCGCGGCGAGCAGATCATCCTGGCTACCTACGGAGAGCTGTTCAGCATCACCCGTCAGGCGATCATCAACGACGACCTGCAGATGCTCTCGGATATCCCGTTCAAGCTGGGCCAGGCGGCCAAGGCCACCATCGGCGACCTGGTCTATGCGGTTCTGACCGGTAACCCGGCGATGAGCGATGGCAAGGCCCTGTTCCATGCCGACCACAGCAACCTGCTCACTGGCGCGGCTTCGGCGCTTTCCATCGACAGCCTGAGCAAGGCCAAGACCCAGATGGCCACCCAGAAAGCCCAGGTAGAGAAGGGCAAGGGGCGCACCCTCAACATCCGTCCGGGCTTCGTTCTGACTCCGGTGGCACTCGAGGACAAGGCCAACCAGATCATCAACTCCGAGTCCGTGCCGGGCGCCGACGTCAATAGCGGCATCGTTAACCCGATTCGCGCATTCGCACAGGTGATCGGCGAGCCGCGCCTGGACGATGCCTCGGCGACAGCCTGGTACATGGCTGCCAAGAAAGGCTCTGACACCATCGAAGTGGCCTACCTGGACGGCGTCGATACCCCGTACCTGGAGCAACAGGAAGGCTTCACTGTCGACGGCGTGGCCAGCAAGGTGCGCATCGACGCAGGCGTGGCGCCGCTGGACTTCCGCGGGCTGCAGAAATCCAACGGTGCCTGATCGGCGCCAACTCCCGAGCCCCGCACCTAGCGGGGCTTTCTGTTTCTGCCATTAGGAGAATCAACCATGGCGAAGAACTATGTGGAGGACGGCAACGTCCTGACTCTCATTGCGCCCGCTGGCGGCGTTCAGTCCGGCGTACCTGCGGTGATCGGAGACCTGGTGGTGGTGCCGCTGGTAGATGCCGCCGCGGGCGAGCCGTTCGCCGGAAAAACTGGCGGCGTCTGGAGCCTGCCTGCTGCCGCTGGCCTGACCCAGGGTGCCAAGTGCAGCGTCCTCGATGGGGAGCTGGTAGCTGCTGCCACTGCCGACTCGGTGGCGTTCGGCAAGATCACCGAGCCCACCGTTGACGGCTTCGCGTCGGCGATGCTGATCCAACAATGAGCGCGCCGGGCCGTTTTGGCCGGCTGATCCAACGGCTCCACGAGCGTGGGCAAGAGCGGTTATCTGATGCCGTGGGCGAGTTCCGCGGCATCGGTCGCCCCCCGATCAAGGGGATACCTCTGCAGGTCGATCGAAACCTCAGTTACGACGGACCTGATGGGGTTTTCATCACGGACAAGGTTGGGATCAGTTGGCTGGCGAAGGATGTTCCCACGGCATCACGTGGTGACCTCTTCGTTATCGGGTCGTCGCGCTATCTCGTCGAAAAGCTCATTGCGAACGACGGTTGGTTGCTGACGGCAGCAACGATCGAGGAGGAAGCATGAAGCCGAACGTGCTCACGATCGGCCGCTTGGCCTTGCTGGCGCGCCTGCAAACCATCACGCCAAACCAGGGATACCGGACGGACGCGGGCACTCGCGTGCTCTCTGGGTGGTTTAACGAGCTGGTCAAGGAGCGGCATGAGGGCTTTCCGCTGATTGTCGTCCAGCCGGGCAAGGAGCAGCCGCCGGAGCATCTTGATGCCGCCGTTCGCTTCCATCGCGGCTTCGACGTGGTAGGCGCGGTGCAAGGTGGGTATGACCACTATGAGGAGGCTCTGGAGGACCTACAGCTAGACCTTCTGGCGTGTCTGATGCCTGCCCCCAAGGGTCAGTTCCTGCGCTGGCTGCCCCGAGAGCGCGGCATTACCGGGCTGACGTTGGGGGCGCCTGAGCCGTACCCGCCGGGCGATGGAGTGGCCGCTGCCGTGATTCGAATCCCTGTGTATCTGAAAACCATCATCGAGGCGTAACCCATGAAGAGCGATCCCCAGGTGCCGGCCTCGGTCGACGCCGCGCCGCCGGCTGCGCTGAACAAAGCCGTCGAGGTCACCCTGGTCAAGGTGCATTGGCACCAGGGCAAGGAGAAGGCGGCCGGCGAAAAGATCAACGTCAGCCCTGACCAGGTTGAATTCCTGCGCCGCGAAGGCGTGATCAAGAAGGAGGCCTGATATGGCTATCGAGAAAGAGACGTATGTGATCGGCGGACCCTTCAAGATCCGCGAGTCCGGCGCTACCACCCCCTTCCAGTTCGCTGGCCTGGTGTCCACTATCCAGCAGACCATCGAGACCAACGAGATCACTTTGCCGGATACCACCACCCCGCAGGGCGGTGAGTACGATGCCGTTTCGCGCATCACTTCGGTCGGTTTGTCGATCAACTTCCGCGAGCTCAAGACCAGCATCCTGGCTGCCTTGGTGTGGGGGGACGCCACCAATGTTCCTTCTGCCACCCACACCGACGAAGCGCACACCGCCGTTCCAGGAGGCACGATCGCGCTCGACTTCATGCCGCTGGAGATCACCAGCGTGAAGAGTGATGACGGCACCACGACCTACGAAGAGTTCGACGACTGGAACATGACCGGCGCCGGTATCGAAATCGTTGAAGGGGGTGCGATCTCTGCGGCCACGCCGATCAAGGTGACTTACAAGTCCGCCACCGTTGATGTGATCGAAGCGCTGACCAACAGCGGCAAGACGTTCGAGTTCCTCTTCGAGGGCGAGAACGCCGCCGGTACCCAGCGCCGTATCCAGGCGCGCTATTTCCGGTGCCGCCTGAACCCGTCGAGCCAACAGGACTGGCTCAATACCGAAGACTTCCTCGCTGCCGAGGCCACTGCCAAGGTGCTGATGGACCCGACCAAGGTCGGCGCAGGAAAGTCGAAGTACTTCAACATCAAGAAGGAACTGGCGACGGTGTGACGCCGTTCATGCCCGGCAGGGACGCCGGATGTGGGCGCGCCCGCGTGGTGCTACAGTGGCGCCATTTAGGGAGGGGTTGAAATGTACTCTAGGTCGCGCGGATTTACCCTTGTCGAGCTGATGGTCATTGTCGTCCTTTTGGGTGTCATGGTCGCTTTCGCCATTCCGTCTTTTGTGAATCTCATAAAAGGCAACAGCACGGCCTCGGCGCGCAATGATTTGCAAAAGAGTCTCGATTATGCGCGCGCGATGGCCATGACAAATAAGACCGGCGCGCAGGTCTGCGTAGCTGATGGGACAATAACTATCAGCAATGCACGTAAAGCGGAAAAAATCATAACCGGCGGAAGCGGGGGCTCTGTTCAGTACGGATTTAAGTATGACTGGGAGGTCGCAAGTAAGCTCTCGTCTAAAGAGTACAAAGCTATTGGGTCCAATGGGCTAGATTCTGGCTGTGTTGTGTTTGCGTACAATGGTTCAATACCTGAGATTGCTAAGAAGGCACCGAAGTCTCCTAAGCCGCCTCTTAGTTCTGAGGGTAAGTGTGACACCAGTTCTTCGCCTCCTCCATATGTAAATAAGGATGGATTCTTCGGCCGCTCGGATGGCTCTGCCGATCCGGAGTGGGAGCTGATCTTCAATGGCGCCGGTTTCTATGTTGTCAGAAAGCCTGGAGGTGCTGACTTTACAAGTGAGCTGTCTTGGGACACTTCTGGCTGCTGATAGTTTTTTTCAGTTACGGACCCCGCTATTTGCGGGGTTTTCTTTTTTATGGAGTCGAAAATGTCCACATTCACAGCAAGTCGGGTTGTTGATATTGATGGAGTTGAGTTGACCGTGCGGGAACTTAGCGTTGCGGATGTTCGAAAGCTAATGCAGGAGGTCAGCGACCAAGATCTCGTCAGTAATGCTCTCTTCGAAGATATCAGGCTTTCCGATCTGTGCCTGATGACGTCGGTTACGGAGAGCCAAATTAACGATCTCCGGCCCAGCCAACTCGCCAAGTTGCTGGATGCATGTAAAGAGGTGAACCCGCATTTTTTCGGAATGCTGGGCCGTCTCTCGAAACTCCGCGACAAGCCTTGAGGAGTCTGGAGCGCGCCATTTGCGTTCTGGTGAGGCTTGGGCATCACCACGTCCTTGAATATCCATGGTCGCTGTTCTTGACCGCGCTGAAGGCTGAATGAAATGGCTGACGTAAAGATCCGGCTGACTGCTGACCTAGATGATGCGCTGCGCGAGGTGTCAGGTTTCCGCAAGGAATACGCCGAACTGGTCAGGCAGGTCGCGCAACCTCTTAGGCGTTTAAACGATTTCACTGCTCTCGAAAGCACCCTTGAGGACACGCAACGCCAGGCGCGCTCGGCGCGCGAGCAGATCCGCACGCTCGGCAACGAACTGGCATCGACGATCAGGCCGAGCCGCGAATTGCAGCAGGCTTACCGGGACTCCATTTCGGACTTGCGCAGCCTGGAGCGGGCAGAGACGGTCCAGATAGCTCGGCTTTCCGCGATGCGGCGGGAGTTGAAGCAGGCGGGGCTGGATACGAGGAGCCTGACATCCGAACGGCAGCGGCTCCAGCGGGAGTTGGATCGAAACCTCCAGGCTGGCCGGAATGATGCGGCCACCACCAGCCTCCGGCAACAGGCCGCAGCGATCAAGCAGAGCGCGATCGAACAGCGCCGCTTCAACTTGGAGCAAGCGCGCAGCAGCCTGGGAGTAGCCAGGGTGCGCGAACTGCAGGCTGCCATCGGGCAGTTGAACCAGCAATATCGCTTGCTTCGGTCCAGCGGAACGCTATCCACAAGGGAGCTTGCCGTTGCGCAGCGGGCGCTCAAGAAGCAGATCGCGGAGACCAAGGGCGAACTCAACTCGCTTGGTGCCGGCTCGCGGCTGTCGAGCATCGGCTCTCTCCGCGGGAGCGGCCCGGCACTGGCGGTTGCAGGTCTCGCCGCCGCGGTAGGCGCTGCAACGGCGAAGCTAGCGAACGGGGCCGACACTGTTGGCCGGCTTGATTCCAGGCTTCGCCTGGCAACCCGCTCGCAGGAAGAGTTCAACACCGCGCAGATCGAACTCGACCGTATCGCTGATGATGTTCAGGGCGATGTCGGCGACCTCATCGGCCTTTATTCGCGGTTGCAGCGCCCGCTCCGGGATGCGGGCATGGATCAGCGAGCCGCCCTCGAAACCGTAGAGGCGGTATCGCTCGGCCTGAAAATCGGTGGGGCATCTGCCGAGGAGTCGGCCTCGGTCATTACCCAGTTCTCCCAGGCCATCGCCAGTGGTGTTCTGCGGGGCGAAGAGTTCAATACCGTTCTGGAGTCCTCGGATCGCATTGCTGGCGCCCTGGCGGACTCCTTCGGGGTGACTGTCGGCCGGCTTCGCGAGATGGCTGCCGCCGGTGAGCTCACCTCGGAGCAGATCGTTATCGCGCTGCGGAAAGAACTGCCGAAGCTCCGCGAGGAGATGGCGTCGTTTGCCCCGGAGATTGGTGCGGGGCTGAACCGGATCTTTTCCGAAACCCAGAAATACTGGGGGCGTCGCGCGAAGGAAACAGGCGTCGTCGACTGGGTTGCGAACCAGTTGAACGATGTTGCCAAGGGAATCAACACGGCGAATACGCTGGTAAAAAAGGGGGAGGGTAGCCTCACAGCCACCCTCGCCGCCGAGAAGGCTCGACAAGAGCAGATCGTGAAGCGCCAGAACGATGCTCTGAAGCGGGCTCGGGAACAGAACGTCGCCGATCTCCAGTCTGAGGTTGTTCGGACCAAGGCCCTCCTTGAGCAGTCCACCAAGAACCTCAACGACGCGCTTTCGCGGCAGGCAGATGTCCGCAAGGAGTTTGCCGATCTGGTGAAGGGCATCCAGGCGACGCCCACCTCCGGAACGCAGACCTTCGGTGATGCCACTGCGGCCCAGGCCTCGGCTCGCAACGCCCTGACCGCTGGCAACAACCAAAAGGCGATCGAGGAGGCGCGCCGCGCGCTTCAGATCCTTCAGCAACTGAAGGACGCTGGCGCGAACAGCTACGGCTTCGAAGGCGTGGCCAAGGAGGTGGAGCGCATCGCCAACAAGGCCGCAGAGGTCGAGGCTGGTAATGCCAAGGCTGCGGATGACGTCAACCGCCTGAACCTGGCCGACCTCGAGGAGCGCATCAAGGCTGTGCAAAACGTCGAGGTATCGTTCGGAATGGACTTCGAAAGCGCGGAGACCTTGAAGCAGCAGGTCGCCGACATCGCCGCCGGATTGGCTGAGCAGCTCGTGATACCGATCACGCTGGTTCCGCCTCCGGAGATGGGCTTGCCTGGCGTGCCCAGCATCACCCCCAAGATACCCGGGTTTGCCACTGGTACGCAGAGCGCTCCCCCTGGCATGGCGTGGGTTGGGGAGCGTGGGCCGGAGTTGATGATGATGCGCGGAGGAGAGCGCATCTTCAACGCGGTGCAGTCGCTGCAGATGTCGCAGAGGTATCAACGAACTCTCCCCGAGATACCCGCGATTCCGACCGCGGCGCTTCAGCAGGCGAATCCGCTGGCAGCCATGCAAAACCTGGGATCGCTGACCCTCAACCTGGGTGGAGACGATGCCGGTTTCACCGTTTTCGGGACACACGACACACTCCGAGATATACGCAAGGCCGCCTCGAAGTTCGGGCGGACGCGCCCAAAATGACCAGGCCCGCCTCGCGCGGGCTTTTTTATGGAGTTGGGAATGATCATTCCGAACGTGATGCTCGGGGGAATACCGATCGTGATACACGGTGGCGCCCCGCAGTGTCAGTACCAGGCTGTAGATGGCGGCGTCGAGCGATTGAGGCTCAGCGGAGGTGCGGCAGTACAGATGACGCACTGGCGCAAGACGGCAATCACCATCAGCGGTTCAGGATGGATCGGCACGGGGATGCTTGGACTCGACTTCGACAACCCGTTGGAGCTGCGATGCAATGCGTCGCTTGGCATTTCCGGCCGTACTGCCGCCGACCGAGTATTCACAATCCCTGGAGAGGTTCGCCCCGATGCCAGTCCGTGGGGGCTGGCGCTGGTCGGCCGTGAGTGGGTCAGAACGGACGTGTCGTCCGCCGGCCAGGTGGTAACCGTGTCGGAGATCCCAGGCGCGCAACTCTACCGCGTCGAGTGGTGGCCGCTGTTCCACGTCTTCGCGTCCATCCCTCCTGAGGCGCTTGATTCTTCGAACAACAGCCGGACCTGGCAAATTGTCGCTGAGGAAATCTGATGCTCAACGGTGGACCGCTCAATAGCGCTGCGCTGAACTCGGCCGCTCAATCCGTTGTGCCTGGTCCTGAGCCGATCATCCCAGGCTACGCATTCACATGGCGAGCAATCGTGCGTGTTGGCGATGATGACGTTACACCGCTCCTGACCGGGGAGATCGAGGTCGATCGTGAAGAGGGGGCGGCTGGCGTCGCGTCCTTTTCGATCTATCTCGGCGACGGCCCTGTTGTCCCTACAGACTGGATCGGTCGAACCGTAACCATCGACTACGCAACGGAGACCGCGGGTGAACTGAGTCAGGGGCGACGGTTTACGGGGAGAGTTACACAGCCAGCCTGGAATCCTGTTCGGCGCGTCCTGGATGTCAGTTGCACGGACCAATTGCAGCAGCGTGTAGAGGCCATGGAGATTGCGGCCGTCGACGCCCTGGTCGGCGGCGCCTGGTCAGCGGATGTGTTCGAGCCGGTCGATGGACGCTCGCGGTGGGACTACGCCCAGGAGCGTTTGACCAGCGTAACCGGGAGCTTGGACTGTTCGCCATATGGTGCTCTCCGCGTCACGTCATGGCTTTCGGTGGCGCCTGCCTACGAGTTCGGCCAAGGCTCTACGGTATACGGATCGCTTGCGGTCGAGTTGGCCGACCTGAGCTCGCAGACGAACAGGGTCGAGATCGAGTGCGACTACCGATTCAGCCGGCTATGGCAGTTGAACGCCTCGTATGGTTGGCAGCACCCCGGCACGGGTAACGCTGTTGGCGAGGCAGGGTTTTGCAACTGGCGCGGCGATGACACCGAGTTACCGGATGTCGAGATGATCACCTCGGCGACCGAGAGCAGCGGCCAGACGTTGTTCTATGCGACCTGGTATCCACTGCCGCCCACGGGCGTCTACTGCAATCCGCCGGCGGCATGGGTCAACAACTTCACCGAGCTGCTGCTCGGCGGAAATTGGATTGCTGGCCGGCGATGGGTGCAGTCCGTAACCGAGCGCTACCGGCTGGTCATGGAAGTTCAGCCGAGCGTGGCGGCGACCGGCCCGATTGTCGGTCGGCAGCGTGCCTCGATCGAGATCGAGTCGGACAAGGCCGAGCGCTGGGAAAGCGACCCGATCACCGGCGGCAGCACCGGCCACGACGACGAGAAGGATGGCAACCGGCGTTTGTCTGCGCTGAACTGCTTGTTGGCCCAGGGCGCCACGACGCTCATTGCTGCGCACCGCGGCACGACCGTGACCTGGGATGTGCCGACGTCCATGGTCCTGCCGATCGATCTTGTACATACGCTCCGCCTCGATGATCAGGGCGCGCGTGCGGTGGGCAAGTGTCGACGCATTGTCGACCGGCTCGACCTCGCATCCGGAAGCGCCCTGACCACGATCTCTATCGCGGTGATGCGAGGCGGGGGCGGCGCAGCAGACCCCCTTGTTCCTCCTGCTGGCTCGTCCGATCCCGCCAGCCCACCGTCGGGCGGGGGACAGCTCTCGACGCAGCTTGGAGGACGCAACGGCAGTCCCGCGTATGACGATGAGGCGGATGGTTTCTCAGGCAACTGGAGCAATCGCGATCCCGGCGCCGAACTGTTCCCGCGGCGCTTCTCGTTGACCGCGAAAGACATTCCGGAGACCTACAGGGACGAGCATGCGCCGGAGATCGCGGCCACCTACCGGGTATCTGTACCTGATGACGTACTGGAGATGTAGCGATGGCGAGAGCCTGGATCAACAACTGGAAGACGACGCTGAGCGCCGGCCTTTCGCCTGGCGAATTGAGCCTGACGGTGCCGGATGCTGCCGCCGCGCTGCTGCCGCTCTCTGGCGGTAACTGGGTGCTGCTGACGCTGGCGGATGATGCCGGCGCTCAGCATGAGATCGTGAAAGCAACCGCGCGTGCCGGCGGGGTGGTGACGATCGATCGCGCCCAGGAAGGAACCTCCGACGGCAACTGGCCGGCGGGAACGGCGATCTATGCAGCCGTCACGGCCGGCGACCTCATGACGCTCCAGGCGCGCATCCAGGCTCTGGAGTCCGGGGCGTCTGGCGGCACCCTTGTCGACGAAACCGGCGCAACGCTGGTCGACGACGCCGGCAACAACCTGATTATGGAGAACATTTGATGGCAACTGTTACGCACGTCCTGTCCGGCGCCGGGGAGCCGCTCGATCCGCCACCAAGCATCGGTGCTCACTACGTGAACACGAACAACGGCGCGCTATACCTGGCGAAGGGCACCGCGAGCGGTGCCGATTGGGTGAAGCTGGGTAGTGGCGGTGGCAGCGCTCCGAGCGAGGTGCTGCATGTCAATACCGACGGCCAGTTCCTTCTCGAGCCTCAACACTCATTTGTTGAGGCCCGTCTGTTCGCAATTCCCGAGCTCGGCACTGCAGCAATTGGAATCGATCCCAGCACATCCCGACAGTTCGACCTGAATCTCAGAACCGCGGCTCCGAGCGGGCAACAACTGCAAATCAGGGTTACATCGGGTGAACTGCCCGGAGGTATGTCGATCGTGGGCACCTCGAGGCAGTGGGCGGTTCAGGAGTCGTATGGATTCGTGATCAATGCAAATGACCTCAACGGCGAGGTGTGGGCGCGCGTCTATTTCGATGCTGACGAACTCACTCTGTCGATGCTTGTGTTCAGCGATGTGCCGAACGCGTAGGAGATAGCGCATGGCTCTATCAGATGAGCGCCGCGGCATCGGCGCGAGGAACGAAGCGATCCGCCGCGCCGGCGGCCAGCGGGTCGAAGCGGAGCGCCGCGGTGACCAGGGCTTGACCGCCGCGCTCAACCGTCTGATCGAGCCGGAACGCCAGGCGCGGTCGCTGCGGAAAATCGATCCGCGCGGCGCCCTGGATGCAAAGCGCGGGCGGGCGGACTACAACCCCGCCGGAAAGCAGCTCGGTGGGGGTGGCGGTATTGCGAGCCCCCTGATCGAAGAAGATGCCGCCCAGCGCGAATATTACGAACTGCAGACAATCCCCACCAGCGATGGCCTGGCCTGGCTCCGGTATCGCAGCGTGAAGAAGATCGTCATGACCGACGCGTCAGGCGCAGAAGTGGTGATGGAGTACGCGAACGATGTTTCCCAATAGCCCGCTCGATGAAGCTCCGCAGGTATGGGGGTGGCCATGGCACGGCCTAATACGACAGCCAATCAACGCCGTTGATTCGACATTGACGTTACCAAGCGGGCGAACGATGAAGATGCCGCCTGTCAGGCTCGCAAATAATACGGCCCTTTGGGACGTAGGCATGCATATCCCTGAAGTGGAAACCGATGATCCAGATGAGCAGTGGCTAAACCGAGCGATTTTGCGTGGAACGGATTTGTCCGAAGCTTATGGCGGGGTTTCCTTACAGCCTGCATTTATACGTGGTTACACGATTCGATACGGCGTAAGCGTTCAATACAATTTTTTTCTCGAAACAATAGCTGCTAGATGTTTGTTTCGGGATGGATTTACAGGGTTTTCTGGGACGGTCAGTAGCAATGCAATATCTCTGTCAGACCTTGGATTGCCCGTCAAGCCGGACGGTATCTCTTTCGAAGTTCTGGATGTAAATAACGACGGAACACGCCGTCTCTACCTGGCTAGATACCAAGAGACCGCTGGGAGTGGATTCATTGGTGTTGGTGGGATGCTTGAGTTGCGTGTGAGTGCGAGCGGCGCGAACAGCTTTCAAGCGGAACTGTCCGTGGTTGCACCTTGGGAGCGAATACAATTCGAGACTATCGACAGCAGTCGAACAGATGTTGACCCGAATACCCATACCCGCTTTTGGCGTGGGACGCCGGAGGACCCAGACGGCCCGTTCAATGAAAGCAGTGGAGAGCCGCCACCCCCGCCATACCCGGGGCATCCGTGGGCGCCTCACGTGTATAGAGTTCTAATCGGAGAGTTTTCAGCATCACTTCGCGCAAGGTCAACTGCTGGAGCGTGGTATGGATTGTCTGGCTCCCTTGAACTAATAACGCTCGAAGTTTCTATCGTGTCAACGATGTCGCGCTCGGCAGGTATCTCTGGCGATCACATCTCATTTAGCATGACCGAAGATATTTCGTTTTCCTACACCTTGAGCTCTTCTTCCGGCGGGTCCTCAGAGTCGCTGTACAACTCGCTTTCTACGAGCGGGGTTCTTAATGGGCCTGGTTCTATCCAATGGACTGACAGCATCACTGGTCAAAGTGTCGCGAGTGGATCGGAGTCTATTAGCTTGGGTGATATATACCTGCTTACTCCTGATGTTGGCGACAGTTATGCGGAAGGATTGGACTGGTCGTCGCCAATTGAGCTGTTCCCGGGGCGTCCGTCGACGATAAGCGACCAATCTGCGTGGCCGGTGCTTAGATACTCAAACAAGCTTCTAGGCCTTTTTTTCTATCGTGGTAGAGACCGTCGGTTTGCTGGAGTGGCTCTCACCCCGCATGGCCCCCACGGATCGCGTCAGGTTGATGTGGATGTTAGTGGCTTTTCCCCGTTAGAGATGGAGGCGTGGGGCAAGGGCTCCTACAACCCTCTCACCGGCGACGCTATACGCAACGACCCCAGCGCTTTCTATTCCTACGTTTGATCCCTCCAAAGGAGAAGCCGCATGACGCCGGCCTGTGTACCCCTGCGCGTGGAGCGCGGGGCGACGTTCCGCGACACGATGCGGATCATGCAACCGAGCCTTGTCTACCGGCCGATCACCCAGATCGCGCCGGTTGCTCCCGTCCGGCTGACCATCCCTGGGCACGGATTGCCTGGCACGTGGCTGGCCTGGATCGATGGTGTCAAGGGCATGCCCGAACTGAACCGCGCTCGACTTCGGCAATTGCCCCACCGGGTCGCGTCCATCGACGACGACACGATCGAGATCAACCTGCTGTCAGCCGTTGGGCTGGCGCCTGTGGGCGGGCAGTTGATCTACCAGCCACCCGTTGACCTGGCTGGCGCCGAGGTACGGATGCAGATCCGCGACGCGCCAGGCGGGACTGTGCTGATGACGCTGGCGCTCGGCTCCGGCCTTGAGATCGCTGGCGCCGGAACGATCTCGCGCGAGATATCGGCCTCCGATACCGCGGCGTTGGCATGGGCGTCGGCGGTCTACGACGTGGACGTGACATACCCAGATGGCACGGTCCACCGCTACTACAGCGGACCGATCACTGTGAGCCGTGGGGGAGGGTGCGATGGATGACGCCGCCGAGCCCTGGGCGCTGGCGATCGAGGTTGATTGCGAGCCGCTTGTGCTCAGCGAGATGCAGGAATACGCAGTCACCGTGACGCCGCCGGCCGATGTGCTTGTGGTTGTTGCGGGTGACCAAGGGCCTCCCGGGAGGGATGGCGTAGACGGTGCCCAATGGGGCGCGACAGATTGGTGATGACATGGCCCAGATTCGATTTTTCAAAGTGGCGACCCTGCCGGGTACGCTGGAACCCGATTCGTTCTACTTCGTCGAGAACGGCAGCTACTCGGAGTCCTACCTGACGAACAGCGCCGGCGTGGCGCGCTCGATCGGTAACAGCACGATGATCAACGCGCTGATCAACGAGGCGCTGTCCAGCCTACCCGGAACCGGCGCGCCGATCCTGTTCGTTGCGGATATCGCCGCGCGCGACGCTCTGGAGCCGGAGTCGGCGATCTTCGTTCTGGTTCAAGACGCTTCCGCCGACCCGACAGTCGAATCCGGCGCTGCGCTGTACGCATGGAACCCGGCGACCAGCGCGTGGCTGAAGGTGGCCGAGTATGAGTCGATGGACGTCGAGCTCAACTGGGACGCGATCAACGGGCGCCCGACGTCGACGCCAGCGCAAATCGACACTGCGGTTTCCCAGGCGCACACGCACGCGAACAAGTCGACGCTCGACAAGTTCAGCGAAGACGGCGGCCTGGTTCGATTCGGCGGGCAGCCGATCCCGGCCGAGTGGAACGGGGCGGCCTGGTAAATGGCCGTCCTCCAGACCCACAAGGTCGTCGCGCAGTTGCCTAATCCCTTGGCGCCGAACGCGATTTACTTCGTCCGACGCGGCACCGGATACGACCAGTTCGTCACCAACGGCGCCGGGGTGGTGGTGGCCTATCCGATGAACGTCCGCATCCCCGCGGCTGTTCCTGGGTATCTCGCCGATGGCTCCATGCTTCGGCTCACGATGAACCCTGACGGCCAACTGCCGGCCTATACCGCCGGCGGCGCAACTCTCAACCTACAGGTGCTTTTCAATGGCTGATGTACGACCGACGAAGTTGCAGAACGACGGCAACGGCTACGGCAGTCTCCGCGAGTTCGCCGACGGCGACACGGTGCCTGTTGCCCTCGGCGGAACAGGAGCAGTAACCGCTGCCGGTGCCCGCTTGAGCCTGTTCGACGCCAGGCTGCAGAACTTCAGCCTTCTGCTCGGTGGCGCTGACCAGCTCCCGTTCCAGACTGGACCGAATACCTGGGCGCAGACACCGCTGACGAGCGTAGGGCGCGGAATGCTCGGAGCGTCTACGCAGGCGAATGCTTTGAGCTACATCGGCGGCGCCCCCAAGAGCTTGACGTTCAACCGAGCGGTTTCTGACCCGAACACGGTACCGGACGAGTGCGGGTTCTATGGTATCGGCGCGTCGCCCTGGGCGAACCTTCCGCCCGGCATCGATTCGCTGAACCCTATCGGATCGATGCTCTATCACCACCCGTACGACGTTGCGACTGCGGTTCAGCTATTCGTCCCGCGTACCTCAAACATACTGTATTTCCGTCGTAAGGCGGGCAGTACGTGGCAGCCTTGGGTCCGCGTGCTGTCCGATGCTCAGTTGCTTGGAACAGTAGCCCAGTCTGGAGGCTCGCCGATCGGATCGGTTCTTGAGCGCGGCAGCAACGCGAATGGGGAATACATTAGGCTGGCAGACGGTACGCAGATTTGTTGGTTCAACGCCTCCGTTACTGACCAGGCAGTTGACTCTCCCTACGGTAGTCTGTTCACCGGAACTAGAGGCTGGTCTTTCCCCGCTACGTTCGTAGGAAGCCCGACCGTTAGCGTTGGTTTGTTTCGCTGGGGTACCGGCGCAGGTTGGGGGACTGTCGGTGGGGTCGCAAGTACAACGAGTGTGACGTTGCGGATATTCGATATTTCTTCGCGCGCGACTGGCACGGCGACGGCGATTTCTGCAATCGCTACGGGGAGGTGGTTCTGATGATCATCAAGTTGTCGCCGTATGTTCCGCTGCCGGGAAGTGACGAGCGCCTAACGCTGAGCAAAACCGGTGATGCACTCACCGTAAACGGCCAGGTGTTCGACTTCACACCGCTCCCGGACGGTGGTGAACTGCCGGCCGAGGCTATCGGGTCGGAGTGGTTCGCTGGTCCTGCACTGCGACGTGCCGGCCGGCTGGAGCTGATCCTGCGGTTCCCGCTGGCCGCTGATGCCAGTGCCGCTGCTCGCTTCCCTGAACCGTTGCTGATCGAGGCCGACGGCCCGGTGGAGTTACCGCGATGATCGACTGGAGCAAGTTAAAGACCGCTGAACAGCAGGCGCAAGAACGCTGGCAGGCTGAGTACGATGCCGCAACCGCGGCGCGGGCGAATGCCTACCGCTCGGAGAGTGACCCGCTCAAGACCGAGGCCGAGTTCGACGCTATCAAGGCCGGCGTGGAACCGGACTACTCTGCCTGGATCGCCAAGGTCGAGGAGATCAAGGCCAGGTATCCGCTGCCGGACGCGGGCGGCGTGTAGACTACCCATTTTGAATGGGAGCATGACCGTGCTGGTGGTGAGACTCAAGAAAGGGTGGACGCTGAAGCTTGATCGGAAAGTGAACGATGCGAATCGGGCGGGGGTTTGGTCGTTCCATTGCTCCGAGAGCACGTTCGTGCCGGGCATGGATAACTTGCTGCGGCACGCGGCCATCCGTCCGGCTGAGCCGGCAGAAGGGAAGAGCACCGAGGTAGAGGTGGCCATCTGTCGGCCAGGTGATCCGGAGGAGAAGTGGATTCCGGTGGGGAAGGGCGTGGCGGTCTACGAGGCAGAGCGCTGATTTGGTCTTTTTTTCCTCCAAAACGCTACCGTAAGCATTTGATTCTGTTGGCTTGCGGATGTTCTCAAGCGAAGTGATTTTTGATGGTATTTTTCGACATAACTACTTGATGCATATAGGAAAAAGCAAATTCTATCGTGCGTCCCAGGCTTTGATGCCGTAGAGAACGTAGGTCATTGCTTCTCCCGAGGCCCGGGTCTTCCCGGGCCCTGCCGATAGGTCGCCGAAAGGTGATCGCCGGATTATGCCACGTCGTTCCGCCCCTGTGCGGTCTCGGGGCTACCGCGCTCGGGAGCGGCGTGACGGCAGATAGCCGTGGACGGGCGGGTGGACAGGGAGCCGGGCTGTTTCCCTGGCCGGGAACGGAGAGAGCGCAGGTTGAACAGGTCGATTCGGCTCGCTGGAGAGCATCCTTACCGGTACTTTCGGAATGCTCCGGTCCGCGCTGTACAATCCTTCCCCCGCCGAGGAGATTTCCCATGAGTTGCATCGGTCGCCAGATAGACCAATTACGCCTGCAGATACCGGGCTTCGCCTGCAAGCCCGGCTGCCACGATTGCTGCGGGCCGGTTACCGCCTCGTCGGAAGAGATGGCCCGCCTGCCGCTGAAGAGCGAGGCCGAACACGACGCCGCCCTGGCCGAGTGGAACTGCGTCCATCTCGGACCGAACGGCTGCGAGGCCTATGAGGAACGTCCGCTGATCTGCCGGCTGTTCGGCACCACGCCGAACCTGCCCTGCCCGGAGGGGCGGGGGCCCGAAGTGCCGGTGGCGGAGCAGGTGGAGCGACAGGTGCATGCGCTGATCGCCAGCACTCGCCAGGTGCTGGTGTAGCGGCCTGCCCGCCGCTAGGTTTCCGCGGTCTCGGTGGCGCGGGACTGCAGGGCCGGTTCGAAGGCTGGTTCGGGCGGCGTTTCCTCTAGGGGCATCGGCTCGTCCGCAGAGAGTTTCTGGAGAACCGCGGCGATCCGCTCGATGCTCTCTTCGAGCTCGAGCACCCGGTTGACCATGTACAGGATCATCTCCGGCGAACTCAGGTGCGCCAGCCGCATGGTCGCCTGCAAGTCGTCGTGGCGGTTGTCCCGGTCGGCCATCAGTGTTTCCGCCAGGCTCTTCAGCAACAGCATCTCGGCGCGCCTCAT